GGTAGTTTTAGTTTAATATCACTGTTTAAACGGTTTTTAACTTTATTCGCTAGACCAACTATTTTATACAGCAACGGAACTGCAGCTATATCGGCTGGTACGGATGTTGTAGCTGCCCCAGGCGCTGGCAACACAGTGTATATAACACACTTAATATTTCAAAACACTAACGCCACAACCACAACTATAAACGTTAGATCCGGAACAACAACAGTATTAAGTATTGTTTTAACGCAAAACAGTGTGTATAGCATAGTTTTTCCAGAAAGACGAGAATTGGCACTAACTGCTAATAGCGCGTTTAATTTACAGGCTACAAACGCTAGTGCTATAGTATATTCAGTTGGATATTATACAGGAGCAGTTTAATGTCTGAAGCATATTGGCTGCCAACTCTAACACTAAGTCCGCAGTGGAATATCACTCAAAAAACTTTTTTCCCTAAAGTGACTACACTTCTAGGGGATAACTACAGTCAAAGCCAAAACAAAGGATTAGAGCCAATATCGGAGTGGGACGTTAAAAGCCCTATAATGCCTCAAAATCAACTAGATACTTTGTTACTTAATTTACGAAACTATACCACTACAAATTTCCTGTGGTCTCCTACTGGGCAGAATTTAAAACAATGCTCTTTAGTTAGTGATTGGACTATAACCCCAAGTGGAGTATTTAATGGGCAAGTTTACTCAGCTGTGTCTAATAGAATCGTTACTAGTAAAATTAGAAATAATTTTTCAGTACCTCGTACAGATACTTACCTAATCACTAATCTAACAACTTCTTTTATGTTTGCTTTTTATTCCGCTAAAGCAAACACTACAACATGTGTTTTTAACGTTATTAGGACTAATGACACAGTACAAAGACTAGTTCCATGGAAAGTTACAGGAAGTCAGTCTAGTGGCGCTACAGCAGCAATTGCTAGTGATTTCGAGAACAATATTTTCCCAAGCGGATTTCTAAATTTTACTCAAAACCAATCTATTTTATTTGATGCAATTAAAATCCCACTAATTGGAGACAGAACTGTTTTTACAGACCCAACTGGACTGTTGAACAAAAAAGCATTTACAGTAAGCTATATGCCCTCACCAATATTTTTTATATGATTTTAGAAAATACTAAGCAATCCATAAAAACAGAATGCCAGAAAAATCATAAGCAAGAATCTTGTGGACTGGTATTATTGCAAAACGAACAAGAATTAGTTGTACCATGCTTAAACGCAGCAGATAATCCTGCCGAAAGTTTCGTTATTGATCCAGATGAGGTAGAATCTATATTGGATAAACACAAAGATGCAACCATTAAAGCGGTTTATCATTCTCATTGGGATGATACACAACCTAGCACACTTGGTGGTATAGATATCACAAATAGCAAAGCATCTAAAACAGCTTACTTGTTGTATCACACTGGTTTTGATGAGTGGGACGGATTTGATCCTACTAATTTATATCCGTTTCCACTAGTTCCAAATCTATTTGAGCCAACAGACATAAACTACTA